TTTTGTTTTTCCGTTGTGTGTAGTACGAGAAATTGGCGTTTGGGCGTTGGTAGATTACTACCACTATTTCTTAAGCGCGGCGGTGTTAAGTAGTTATATTACTAAAGAAGTGTGCTTCTGCTCCCATTAGAGCTTGTAGAGTCTTATGAGAAAATGACTGGTTGACTGCAATTCCTTCCTCTGAATAAACCAAACTTCGGATAAGTGTTTCATCAAAACCCCATCCTTTAGGATACTGTTTCACACTCACAGATGAGTGATCCCAATTTTCTATTTTATGATAGAATATGGCTCCGGTATTAGGACGAAATGAGATTACATACTTGTCATCAGGTATGATTACATCATCGGGTGAATTGTCGGTAGCAGCTTTCAATTGTTTCTCACGAGATAAGTTCCAACGTGTTTGACTCTTAGAGACAACAGATTTATCTAGGGACAAATTAGGTAGTTGAGTAACTAGCACACTGCAAATACTCGCTCCGCTATAAATAACTCCAGCTCCTGACCATGTTAATAGAGAATTGTCTTTGGTGACAACTATATTACAAGCAGAAGACGTCTTCGTGGTTGTAGCTCCATTGGTGGGGGCATAAAAGGTATTAGATATAGTAGAACTCGTACTTGAGAACAGTGGGGCGTTAAACACAATATTTGCGGCAGATGTTGATTCTATTGTGACTTTGAATCGGCCTCGGACGTTAGCTGGAAATGTCATAGTGTTTCCTGTAAAAGCAAGTTCAAAGGTGGAATTTGTCGACTTCGTGTAGTCAGTACCAAAAGGGCCGGCGTTTGTGCATCCTGTGCAGTCGTAGCGGGCGCTGATGATTGAACTACCTATGGAATCTGATGTCTTGGGGAGCATCAATTCTATATCATAAGTAATCCAGAGTTCTCCTATGATGGCATCTGAAATAGTATTTCCTCCTACTGCGATAGTCAGCTTACCATGGTCATACATACGGATGTCTGTATTAGCAGGTAAGTTGCCTGCACGAGTATATAACTCATTCACGGGTATAAGATTAGGCTTACACTCGATCCAATGATCAAAACTATTAGAGGGCTTCTCAGCACATGAAAACTGTGAGTTTAACATGGTACGCTTGTTGTCAAATGGTGGATCTGCTGAATTATATTGAGTTCCTAGAGCGACATATCCTAAGCCAGCGGCGTTAGAATAATCTGATCCTTCAGAAACAAATTCAGCAACCATACCTAGTATTCGATAACAGGTGTATTGATTTGCTATGGGGGAAGCCCAAGGGAAAGTTTCGTTCATTCCTGGGTTAATTACATATGTGGTGGTGGCAAAAGGTAAAGTATTTGAGTAGACATCACCGAGATACTCCCTGTGTGGAATTCGGCAAGTTTCTCCATGATCATGCATGTAAGGGACAGTGGCTCCTAATTTTCCTTTGGTCTTAATAGCTAACAAACTATTACTCTCAGGCATCACTTGTTGGCTCAAACTAGGCTCGTCTAATTCATAATCTCCCATACCAAGAACAACAGGGGCTAAGTGCTTGATAGCTTCGGCTCCGGAATCAATTAGATCCTCCCACCATGCTTGTTCTCGCATTTTCTTCTTAGGGACTGTTTTCTCTTTCTTAGATGATAGATTCTGATTAAGATTTCGTTTCGGTTGAGGCACAGGTGTGCTTTTGAGTGCTGGTTTATTAGCTGTTTTAACCGCTGGTCGGTTCGGAGGTGGTGTGACGCTCTTGACAGCTTGTTTCTTTGGTTGTTGTTTGGGGGCATTTGGTGAAGTATTCATTTAATAAAATTTTCGCTATCCTGCTCACCAACTGGCAGGGTAGGACGCGCTATAATCCAACTAAGGCTTGCTAGGTGTGGTAGTGGTGGTTGAAGTAGTTGATGTAGATTTAGGAACTACGGTTTGTAATTCATTTTTACTCACTCTAGAAGTGCTCTTCAATGTTCGACCCATTATTTTCTGGATTTTCAATTTTTCAGCGCGTTCTATTGCTTTCATGTCTGAGGTTACTTTATCACATTTAACTTCAACTGACACATCAGTGCTAGCAGGTTGGTCAATACTTTTCTCATTCATCTTGTCATCTAGAGACACAGATAATGATACTGCAAATTTGCATTGAGGGTTAAGTTTAGGGGTGTGAGACCCAGTTTTAGACAATAATTTATCTCGTTGTAAGAAATCACCTAAGATTTGACTCCTAGATCTATAAAATACTGGGGAAGTATCTAGATATTTCTTGTGATGTTCGAGTAGAATTGCTGCGTCAAACTTCTCAGCCTTACTGTCGTGTTCCCATATGAAAATCTCAGAGCCGGGTTTGGTTTTCCTAACAAATTCTATAACTTCTCGATAATGTGGATTATCCATGTGATGTAAGCACATAGACAATATTATGAGAGATGTACCAGCTGTGTCCAATAATATTGACGCTGCTGATAAAGTTTTAAAATTTGTTGGGTCCACTGGACGAGTCGGTTCAATTGAGTAATATGAGGCATGAGGGTAATTTTGAGCTATACTTTTCCCAAAAGTCAAATCTCCAGCACCTATATCTATGATTTGTTGGTGATTAGAGTTCTGGATGAGCTTCTTAAATATACTTACTTTTAATATTTCAGGAACTATAGTTTCAGCTTCTACGTGTGTTTTACCATGTAACTGTTCTGATTCAATCAATTTACTTGGAGAGACAACCAATATTTCACCATTTATATTAGTGTTTTCGTCATGTTTAATTTTAGTTTCCATATAACAATTCAAGCATAACATATCAGAGATAGTGTTACACTTATTCAAATCATCAATAAACTGTGTAAAATTAAACATTTCAAAACCATTATTCTGTAAATGTTCATAGGTTAGATCGGCAACAGCATTCGGCCATTGTTCATCTTTCTCATAAATTGACCAAAACGAAGAAATTCCTCTAATGGTTTCAACTTCGCAGGTTCTAAATTTTAGTTTCGTCAAATCTTCAGCTTTCTGTATAAGTTGCGATATGATCGGAGTATTGTAGTCGGTTCTGGCAAAAGCCTTAAGCTTAATAACGAGTTTTTCTTCCGGTGTTACCCCAGCCAGACGTGAGGTGTAAGGAAGTTGTGTTAGAGTTCGCATTAATTGACAAGTAGAGTTGTAGTCTCCATTCCAAATATGTTCAGTAAATCGTCTCGCTAAAAATTCTACTGGATCTCCTCTCTTAAACAATTCTCCTTTATACTCTTGTCCGCAATCTTTTGCCCCTTTAATGAGGTGCTCAAGATCTATATCGGCGGTTAAACCATCATCACCTCCATATATGCCTGGTAATAAAAATGCTGACTCCGGAATCATTTCGCCATAGGTGACGGCGGAATAAAACGAAATAAATTTATTAAACAAACTATTAAGAAATGATGTTATGGCGTTACCTGATGTAACAGAGAGTTTTGTGAGATAAGCTACGAAGAATTCGGTTAGTCCTTTTGCATCTTTGACTTGGGATAGGCATTCTTTGAGATCTGCGTGATAGCACTTAGCAAATAACCGTAGGAAAAATACTTCTTTTAAGAAATGTCCTAATTCTGAGAAATGTCCATCCCACCTGCTACCATCTGATCCAAGCAAATGCTCGGATTTAGCAACCAGCTCACATACTAATTCAGCAATTTCCTTGGGGGTTCTTCCAAAAGCATACCAATCGGTAGTCTTAATGAATTCAGCAGCAGCCAAGGCATATTGTGATAGTCTAGTTCGCACGTTACCTTCAAATGTAGATATACAGCGGGGGTCTTTCGAGTCAGAATAAGGTTCTTTCTTCATAAATGTCGAAGTAACAGATCCTTTGAATGGTATTTCCTTAGTACTTTCATATGATGCTCGCTGAGAAGGTCTATTCTGGGCAAGTCTAACGACATCAAGTTCAACAGGAGTATATGTTCCAGCTATATGTTCAGGTATCAATAAAGATACAAATATAACGGCTAAATCTTGTTGGCGCTTGGTCATTCTAGCTTCTGGTCTAACTTCAATTACACGTCCACTTATCATGGATATATCATTGTTGAGAGATGAGGCAGGTATAAAAGCAGGTGAGACAATAGGGTTCATGAATGGAATCATGGCAGGTTTCATTGGTTCTACTAGGACAGTATTCTTCTCATAGACCATGGCTTGTGGTACTGGGAATAGATGTTCAGATTTAACTTTATCAGATTGACCAATTGAACTATTAATAAATGAGGCTATTATATCAGCATTCTCAGTATTAGACAATCCTTTAGCTATCATGTTAGTGATGACTGCTGAAGTGTTGAACTGAGATTTCTGTAATCTTCCTTTATTTATTATAGACATAGCAGCTTCATATGGAAGTGTTATGCTACGTTCTTCTCCCTCGATAGCGATCGAGATCATAGGTTTATCTGCTGTATATCTAAAAACTACAAATCCACTATCACAAGGAGTGAGGCGGACAAGCTGTTCATCTAACAGTACTGTTTGTGCAAGCAATGTGCTAATAAAATTAAGCTGCCTAAGTGGAACTAATAAAATTAACTCGTGGTTGTTATCAAGACGTCTTCGTTCAACTCCATACGTGATAGAGCGAAATGGTACTCCAAAGACCGAACGTGTTACTTTCAATGTATCTTTATTATAATTCCACAACATGTGTGTGTAGACACCACCACCATTCACAGAATAGTCCACCTTATTATCAGTAAAACTAAATGAGTGATTGGCAGAAGTACCTCCAGCACATGAGGGGGAAAAAGTATAGATACCGACCGGGTAACTTCCTCCAGATAAAACATAATTCATATCTACATAATAATCTACATCAATGAATATTAACATGGCATTATTAGGAATGACATCATTTTGATATCCAGCGACTATATCCTTAGTCCAATAGACATTGCGTGAACCTTTATATCCTTTACGTTGATCATTGACAGACATCTGCATCATATATGGAACATAGTTGTTGCGCTGAGCAAAAGCAACTAATGTTTCTGAGGCTTGAGACCGCTGATTAGCAGCCACAGGATGAGTGTGATTTGATTGGGGTGTTTTAGACATAACTCGCTGAGAGCGAAATTCGACACGTAGTGAATCGTACATAGGATTCTTAGGTGAATCAGAAATGAGTTTTGATATGTAGTTTCGTTTGGTATGTGTTACAGGCCATATTGAGTAATAAGCGATCAATATTTTCCATATGATTATCACTGAGAAGGGAATAATAATAACTATCAAGAAACTGAGAATCAATTTGTCTGACTCAGAGATGATCTTTTCAACACCAAATATGTTATTGTATATTATACAATAAGTTGATTGGGTTTTTGTCCAAAAGAAAAGATAACTCTGCGGGGCCGGGCAAATGAGTCTTGTGAATTGACCATATATTAGCATAACTAACATGTAGCCAGTCAACAAAACTGTTTCTACTGCATTAAACAGCGCTGATATTAATATTATAACCAACATTATAATAAAGTTGAATGAAGATATTATCCAAGGGATAACTAAAATAATAGCTATAGCCCAGATAATAAATCTAACAATGGCGTATGTCATTGGGTTATAAAATGTCCGTACTAAAAACATTTTATGAATCGTTATTAATCCGTAATGTGGA